TTGTTTGTTTTCCATCACGCACCTCCAAAAATCAATAAATCAATCAGGTCAACCATCAACCCGATAATTAATAATACACGTGCCACCTGGACATGTCAAACTTATTTTTATCATATTTACAAAGAATATTTAGATACAAATGAACAAGCAAAAGTATTGGTAGCTCAAAACGCGGCGGGTCGCTGTTTGTTGGGTCTTCTGCCTTCGGGCGGCGGCTCATACCCACCCCCCGTTTGTATGGTCATAGATCCACCGGCCACCCAAAACAGGATCAGGGTTGTGCGAAATCCGCACGATCGAGGCATCACCCAAAAGGCGGGCGGATTCGTACTTGAGGTATGCCAGACCTGCAAGATTGGAGGTGTCAGCCAAAGAACCATTAAGATAAATTTCGTAAGTTTCCATTTGCACTTGTTTGTCAAATTGAACTTGTTTGTTTTCCATCACGCACCTCCAAAAATCAATAAATCAATCAGGTCAACCATCAACCCGATAATTAATAATACACGTGCCACCTGGACATGTCAAACTTATTTTTATCAACAAGCGTACATTTATCATATTTACAAAGAATATTTAGATACAAATGAACAAGCAAAAGTATTGGTAGCTCAAAACATAGTTAAATAATATTCAGATAAAGCCCTTAAATTATATTAAGGGCTTTTTTACGAAAAAAGACTTGATTTATCATTTAATATGTTATATAATATTATTAAGAGCAAAGCTCACTCATAAAACTTATATGAAAGGAGAATATCAAATGATTAATATTGAAATTAAAGATGCTGAAAAAGTAAATGGGGATTTAAGCGCTTTTATTAGCTTTCCATATGATGCAGAATTGGTCGGTATTATGAGAACACAATCAAGTCGCTTTTGGCATGCGACTACTAAGGAATGGGAAGTACCTGCGAAGAAGCTCATGACATTAATTAGTCAAATGGGAAATAGAGAAATTACATTAACTGGTAATTATAAAGCTACGGAACAGAAAAAAGCTATTAAATTACCAAAGGGCTTCGAATTTAAGACCACTCCATTTAGCCACCAAATAGAAGGATTTGAATACGGATTAAAATATGATAAATTCTTATTAGGTGATGAACAAGGCCTTGGTAAAACAAAACAAGTAATTGATATAGCGGTAGCAAAGAAATTAATTAAAAAATATAAGCATTGCTTAATCATTTGCGGGGTTAATGGATTGAAATGGAACTGGCAGGCCGAAATTAGAGTCCATAGTAATGAAAGTAGTTGGATATTAGGAATAAGATATAATGGTAAAGGTAAAGCCATTGTAGGCTCAAGCAAAGATAAATTAGCAGACCTAAATAATCTACCTGATAGTTACTTCCTTATCACTAATGTAGAAAGTCTTAGAGATAAAGGGATTTGCGAGAAGATTAAAGAGCTATGCGATAATGGAACAATCGGAATGGTAGCTATTGATGAAATCCATAAATGTAAGAATCCAGCATCACAACAAGGTAAAGCAATCCTGAAGATATTGCCTGAAACAAGAATAGCAATGACCGGGACACCTTTAATGAATACACCTCTTGATTTATTTATAGTATTGAAATGGTTAGGATTTGAAAAACATAGCTTTTATCAATTCAAAAAGCATTATTGTGTAATGGGTGGTTATGGTGGGTATGAAGTAGTTGGGTATAGGAATTTAGGAGAGCTTCAGGAAAATCTAGATTCTTTAATGATTAGAAGATTAAAGAAAGATGCATTAGATTTACCAGATAAATTATATACTACAGAATATGTGGAAATGAATACAAAGCAAACTAGAATTTATAATGAGGTAAAAGCTGAAATAAAAGAGCAGATAGATAAAATCAAGATTAGCCCTAACCCACTTGCACAACTAATTAGATTAAGACAAGCAACCGCATATACAGGAATTTTAAGTAGTCAAATAAAAGAAAGTGCAAAACTTGATAGGCTTGAGGAGATTGTGGAAGAATTGGTTGAGAATGGTGAGAAGGCAATCATCTTTAGTAACTGGACCGATATGACCGGACCTACAATGGAAAGACTCAAGAGATTTAATCCAGCAATCATCACGGGAGAGACTAAAGATAGAAAAGCGCAGCAGGAAAGATTCATGACCGACTCAAGATGTAAAGTCATCATTGGGACAATCGGAGCAATGGGAACTGGTCTTACTCTTACCGCAGCATCAACAGTAATATTCCTTGACAGTCCTTGGAATCGAGCAAATAAAGAGCAGGCGGAAGATAGAGCACATAGAATCGGAACCACCTCAAATGTCAATATTATTACGCTTGTTTGTAAGGATACGATTGATGAAAGAATCGAAGAGTTGATTAATAAAAAAGGAGCAATGGCAGATGCTTTGGTAGATGGAAAAGTTGATTTTGATAGAGCCGAAGTTATAGACTTTTTACTAAATTAGAAAATTGGAGGAAACAAAAGATGATTACAAAAACTAAAAGATTAGGAGATGTTTCAAATTCTGGACTTAAAGGAAAGATTGTTTCAATTGAGGAGGAGGTGATTCAAATTGAAGAAGCTAACCGCAACTAGAGTAGCTCAACATCTTGATATTTCAGTTCCTACATTAACTAATTGGTATAGGTGGTATAATAACCCTGATTATGATAAACCCTCAAATGTACCTGAATTACCGAAGTATGAGCAGAATGGAAAAAGAGCGACTAGATATTGGAAAGAAGAAGATTTACCAAAACTAATTAAATTTAGAGATTGGGTGCCAAAAGGAAGAGCAGGAATAATGGGTGAACATAATGCTCAATTCTGGGGAGATAGAGGAAAGAGAGCACTTAAGAATAAGAAGATGAAGGACGGTTTACAAAAGAGTTAAATATTCTATATAATATTTGATTCCAAATTATAAGGAGGAAAAACAAATGATGCAGAAAACAAAAGCAGAACTTGAGCAGGAAATTAAAGATTTGAAACAGCAGCTTGAGTCTGCTAAAACAAAAGAATCATATGACAACTCCGCAAAGGAGACCAAAGCAATGTATGATTCATATGTTAAGGCAGGGTTTACAAAAGAGCAAGCATGGACTATTATAATAACTTTGGTCTCTAATGCAACCCAGAAAAGAACTTTATTTTAAGGAGGAAAAACAAATGGCAAAGAGAAAACTTGAACAACTATCATTATTTGATGACCTTGGAGTACTAGCTAAGGAGAAAGGAGCAAAGGAAAGATTAACCGAGCTACTCCCAATCTATTATATGCAAAAGTCAGAAATGGATTCATATAAGAAGCTGGTAGATAAGGATAACAAGGAAATTAAGTCAATTATGTTAGGAGCTGGGCTTAAAGAATTCGTTGTAGATGATATCGAGGCAAGTTGTTCAGTTTCAGAAAGAGAAGATTTCATTGAGGAAGCTTTAATTGCAAAGCTAAAGGAAATGAAAGTTCGTGGAATAGTGAAGAAGAAAGAGTATGTTGATATGGACGCTCTTGAAAATGCTATTTACAATGGAAAAATTGATGCTGCGGCATTAGCTGATTGCCAAACCAAAAAAGAAGTTGTTACTTTAAGGGTAACCAAGCTCAAGAGAAAAGAGGGATAAAATGGCAACTAAAAGAAAACAGCAACCAGCTGAATATCAGAGTCAGGCTGTTACTACTTCCATTGAAGCTCATAGCCGTATTAGTGTTAAACTAAATGAAACTTTCTATACATTTGAATTTGTAGAAAAGAGAGAGTTTCCGGTGGATTTAGTGGATGAAGGAAGTATTAACTTTGAAAAAGAAAGAGAGTTACTTTGGGATGAAGTTCATGCCCAAGTGGATAAGCAAGTTCAAGATGTAGTAGAAACGTTGAAGCAAGGAAGATAAGTTCTTCTTAATTTAAAATATGTTAGATTATATAATATAGAGGTAATAGAGGTAATCAGTATTCGCGGTACTGATACCATAAATAAATACCGATTATCAATAAAAGGTATGGTGAACGAGCCGCGAACTCAAGTAACCGTACCTTTTTATATTCTAAAATAGGAGGAAATGATATAAAATGGCGGAAACTTATTTTATAAGACATTCAAAACAACGAGATTATACTGTTATGAATAATACCTTTCTAAGAGATGATAAGCTATCTTGGAAAGCAAAAGGATTATTTGCATATATTCTATCTTTACCGGAAGATTGGAAAATCTACCTAAATGAATTACAAACTCATGCTACCGATGGGGAAACCTCATTGCGCTCAGCTATAAAGGAGCTTACAGATAACGGTTATATCGTGCAGAAAAGGTTAAAAGATGATAAAGGAAGATGGGCTTCCTATGTTTATCAAATTATAGAAAATCCATTTGTGGAAAACCTAAATGTGGATAATCTTGATATGGAAAACCAAGTCCTATTAAATACTAATAATACTAAATACTTAAATAAACTAAAGACTAATAAATCATCTAAAGATGATACACAATCCTCATTGATTCCTAAATTAAATAAAAAAACAAAGAAAGCTAAAGATATAGTTACTATGAGAAGTATGATAAATGCCTTTACTCAAAATGAAGATATTAGAAATAAATTATTAGAATATTTTAATATTAGGGTTAAGAAAGGACTCCAACCAAATCAGTGGCAAATAATATTAGATGATTTAAGAAACTTTGCTGGGGATAATGCTTCGATAGCTTTAGATAAAATAAATGGAGCTATTGCCGGAGGATATATGCAAATCATTGCAGCTTGGGAGAAAGATAAGAAAAATAATTTTAGTAAACCAAAGTTTGATAATACATCAGGGAGAAAGGTAGAAGCTGTTGTTAATATGACAGAAGAAGAAAAGAAAGAATTTGAAGAAAATTTAGCTAAGGATGAAAATGGCAATTTATTACAATTCTAAAGATTAATTATGTATTATAATTAATAGATTACTCATAAATTTAAAAGGAGGAGAATGAATAATGAAAATAATTAAACCAAGCGTTGAAATATTAGATGATTTAAACCCCGAAGAAATATTAAAGAAATTGGAATTATGTGGCCGAGTATGTTATAAGAGTGAAGATAAGATAACAGATAAATCCGCGGTTAAGTTTATTTCTAATATTATCAAACAGGGCCACGAAAGTGTATTGGAGCATGTTTCATTTTCTGTTAGATTTATTTGTGACAGGGGCGTTTCTCATGAAATAGTTAGGCATAGGATAGCAAGTTATTCTCAAGAATCAACAAGATATTGTAATTATTCAAAAGGTCAATTCAATGGTGAAATAACTGTAATTGAACCTTGTTTCTTGGTTCCCGGAACAGAAGGTTATGATATGTGGTATAAGGCTTGTCAAATGGCTGAGCAATATTATTTTTCAATGCTGGATTGGGGATGCAGCCCACAAGAAGCAAGGGCAGTTCTTCCAAACAGCTTAAAAACTGAACTGGTAATGACAGCGAACATCAGGGAATGGAGACATTTCTTAAAATTAAGGACATCACCAGCAGCACATCCACAAATGCGGGAAGTTGCAGATATGCTATTAACGGAATTAAATTTCATATTACCAAGCTTATTCGACGACCTTTTATAAAAACAGAATAATTTCTATATAATAGGTAATAAGCTTAAAGGGGGATTCAGTAAATGAAAACTGATATACAAGAACAGGTACTAAACTTAATACCTAAAAAAAGAGAAGATGCAATAACAAGCAAAGAGCTTATGAGTTTCACTGGGTTATCATTTAGACATCTAAAAAAAATTATATCCGAACTGCGAATCATCTATCCAATATGTTCAAGAGAAACAGACGGAGGAGGATATTGGTTGGCAGAAGATGAAAGGGATATCAAAGAATTTATTTCAATGATATCCCGCAGACGGGATGGATATAATAAAACAATTGCCATTATGGAGAATCATATAAATGATGAGGTGAACTAATGGCGTATGAATATATATTTGATAAAAACAAATGTTGGTATACATCGGTTTGTGGCAAATATGGAACTCCTGAATGTAATGCAAGTTGCATAAGATATATGGAAATGGACTTCCTAATGCAAAACAGTGGTATACCAAGGAATAAGCAATATAGCGTTTTATTAACTCCATCTAAAAAAGATGTCCAAGCCTTTGTAACTCTAAAAGAAATCAAGGATGATATAATAACATTTGTGGAAAATGGAGAAAGTGTTTATATTTATAGTCATAACTTTGGTAATGGTAAAACAACTTGGGCAATAAAGTTAATGCAAAAATACTTCGATAAGGTATGGGCAGGTAATGGATTTAGATGTCGAGGAATCTTTATTCATGTTCCAACATTTCTTACAAAAATTAAAGAGGGAATAAGTCAGAAGGATGAAGATTTTGAAACATTAAAAAGTAGGCTTATGACAGTGGATTTAGTTATATGGGATGATATAGCTGCAACAAAACTTGGAGATTTTGACCACGCTAATCTATTAACCTATATTGACCAAAGGAAGCTCAATCAATTATCTAATATCTATACCGGAAATCTTTCACAAGACCAATTACAAGAGGCCCTTGGTAATAGACTTGCAAGTAGGGTTTGGAATGATAGCACTCCTGTTAAATTTGTAGGAGCAGATAGGAGGGGTATCAGTTGATTACATTGCAAATATTAAATAAAGTAATACAGACCGGAGATATCCAATTAATTACTAAGAATGCTCTTACGGAAGAATACTTTGTTGGCTATGAACCTGAATTTAATTTCATAATGAATCATTTTAACAAATATGGCAAAGTACCGGATAAAGCAACATTTGTTGATAAGTTTAACGAATTTGAATTTATAGATGTTGCGGAATCGGATAAGTACCTATTAGATACCCTTTACGAAGAACACCTATATTATAAATCGGTTGGGGTAGTTCAGCAAGTAGCCGAGTTGTTAAAAACAAATGCCAATGATGCAGTTGAATATTTGCACTCGCAACTCCCCAATTTAGAAATTGCAGCAACAACCGAGGGTATAGATATTATTAGCCAAGCCGACGAGCGTTACCAAGCATATTTAGATAAGAGGGAATCGGACAACCCTTGGTATATTACAACCGGGTTTGAGGAGCTTGATGATATTGTACACGGGTGGGCAAAGGGTGAAGAGTTAATTGTATTATTTGCAAGAACTGGACAAGGTAAATCATGGGTACTTGCGAAAACATTAGCTCATGCGTGGCAAATAGGGAATCGAGTTGGCTACATAAGCCCGGAGATGAGCCCTGCAAGAATTGGATACCGATTTGATACTTTGTTTAAAAACTTTTCAAATAAGAATTTGATTTGGGGTAAAGAAGAACCAGAATATGGGGAATATATAAAGGGGTTAAAAGAACATAAGAATCCATTTATAGTTGCAACCCCATTAGACTTTCAAAAGAAAATAACAATAACCAAGCTAAAGAATTTTATACAAACAAACAAACTTGATATATTGGGCATAGATGGGATTACATACTTAACCGATGAAAGATACAAGCGGGGGGATAATAAGACCATAACCTTAACCAATATATCCGAGGATTTAATAGCTTTAAGTATGGAGTTAGGCATACCAATTATTGTAGTGGTACAATCCAATAGAAGCGGGGCAAAAGATAAGGATACGGAAGGAACACCCGAGCTTGAATCAATTAGGGACTCCGATGGAATATCCCATAATGCAACCAAGGTAATAGCATTAAGGCAAACCGGGGCAGGATTAGAGTTTGGCATAAAGAAACATAGGGACGGGGTAAGTGGTGGCAAGTTGATTTATTATTGGGATATAGACAAGGGAATATTTAACTATATACCGTCAGGGGAAGATGCGGTTAAGCCAGAAACAAGGCAAAGAAAAGCCGATGAAATTAAAAACTCTTTCCAAGACGGGACAGATGTGTTTTAAAGGGGGTAAATAAAATTGTTTTATGTTAATAATAACCCCATATTGGCGGATGAGTTAGAGGTACTGTATGAACTTAAAGCCCAATTAGAAACCAATGGGATTAAAAGATTTGCAGAGTTTAAAAAGGGAACTAGAAACATTCAATTCAATTGCCCTATTCATAATGAAGGACAAGAGAAAAACCCATCATGTGGAATATCAATTATAAATCAAGAAGGTGTACCTGCAGGAACAGTCCATTGTTTTACCTGCGGGTATACCGCTTCATTGGAGCAGATGATAAGTCATTGCTTTGGAAAAGATGACGAAGGAGCATTTGGGAGAGAATGGTTAATTAAGAACTTTTTAACAATCTCCATAGAAAATAGAAAAGATATAATACTTGACCTGCAAAGAGGTAATAATAAAACCAATAACAGTAACTATATTACAGAAGAGGAATTGGATTCATATAGATATTATCACCCTTATATGTATAAAAGAAGATTAACGGATGAAATTATAGAGAAGTTTGATGTAGGGTATGATAATCACTTTGAGCTGAAGGATAAGTTTGGGAAAGTCAAAAGTGTATTAAGATGTTTAACATTCCCAGTAAGAGATATAAATGGTAATACCTTATTTATAGCAAGAAGAAGTGTTGACATTAAATTCTTCCATTATCCGGAGGGAGTTGATAAACCAGTTTATGGATTATATGAATTACCAAAAGATGTAAAAGAGGTGATTGTATGTGAAGGAATATTAGATGCTTTAACTTGTTGGGTATATGGAAGACCTGCAGTATGTTTATTAGGATTAGGAACTCAAAAGCAATATGAGCAATTAAGAAAACTAAAATGTAGGAAATTGATTACAGCTCTTGACCCAGATGAGGCAGGGCAGAAGGCCACCAAAAGATTAAAGAAGGCTCTATATGGTAATAAATTAGTGACAAGTTATATCATTCCAGAAGGTAAAGATATAAATGACCTCACTAAAAAAGAATTTGAAAATCTTCAAGAATTGTTTTAAAAACTTGTTGACATCTCTATCAATATGTTATATAATATTATTAAAGAGGAAGTTAGAAACTTTCTCAAAACTATAAAAACTTTATGGAGGTAATGAAATGAAAAAATTCAAGTCAGTAAGAAGTGGGCAGATTGCAGAATTAGTCAGTGAAAATGAACAGCGGGTAATTATTAGATTGGAAGAGTCAGGAGAAGAAAGAAATATTAGCTTTGCAACATTAAAGAGATGGTGGAAACCCTACGAAGAAGAATCAGTTACTGAAGAACCTCAAACAGAAGAAATCACACAGGGAGAACCTGCCGAGGAAGTTAATGTAATTGATACCATTGAAAATGAAGAACCAGCCCCAAAGAAAGAAAAGAAAAAAGAGCCTAAAAAGCCAAGAGAAAAAATATCAGGGGAGCATCCACTTAAAGTCTTCATTGAACAGTTATCAGAAGAAAGGCAAACAGAAGTATTTGTAGCAACCGTTCCTAGTTTTAGAAGTTTAAAAGTGGATGGCAGAATGTATATGGCTTTCACTTTTAACAAAAAAGGTGTAACTTTATGGATGAGGTCAAAAGCGGTAGGGGAATTAACTGAGTATAAAAAGGTGAACCATATGTTTGATGCAAGAGTTCATTTCGGGGAAGATACTCCAGAGAATCGGAAAGAGATAGAAAAGTTATTAGATGCTTCTTTAGAATTTCAAAAGAATCATCGAGCCAAGAAAACTAAATAACTATAAACACTCAGAAAACTAAAAAGGAGGATACAAATGTTAAGAACACTTAATATGCTTTCAACATTAATAATTGAGGATACTCGTGATATGAGTTTGGAGCAGATAGCTGAGGCCTACAGAGAGAGTTTAAACCCCTCTCTCTTGGCTTTAGCATTTGAAAAGACCTACAAGCTTATTATCAATATTTCGGCCAAGTATTACGGACTTACTAATGAGGATATTGCAAGCTTCTCCTTAGAGAAATTAGACATATGCTTACAGACCTATAAAAGTGGTCAAGCTAATTTCAGCACATATTTTACAACGACCTTAATGAATAAATTTAGGGAAGAAACTCAGGCATTAAATACCCATAAACGAAAGGCAATATTTTATTCTGACAGTTATGAAGGCATGATTGAAAATGGATATGATCTAATAGCAGCAACTTGCGAAGAAATTGGAATTAAAGATACTTTAATTAGTTATAACCTAACTCAAAGAGAATTAACTTACTGTGAATTGATAATGAAAAACTACAGCAATGCAGAAATATCTGAAATATTAGAAGTCAGTATAATGACATTAAGCAATATGAGAAAGAAATTAAGGCAGAAACTTTCTCCATTAGCTTTAGGATTCTAATGAAAAATCTATATAATAATTAAGGAGGGATTGACATAGATGAGAAAGCTAATCCAAAGAATATCAATTTGGTTATTTAGGAAATCATTTAATTTACGCAGAGTTCAAGCCGATAGGCTGACTAATACAAAAACTTTAAAAACGAAAGGGGAAACAAACCATGGCAAGATTTAATGTTAACGAAGTGGAGAATTACGGAGGTCAAGGTGGTGGAGGATTCTTCTCCTTGAAGAATGACAAAGACGTAGCAACTGTAAGATTTATGTATAATACAATTGATGATGTTGAAGGTTATGCCGTACATGAAATTGAAGTAGATGGGAAGAAGCGTTATGTTAACTGTTTAAGAGAATATAACCAACCATTGAATGATTGTCCTTTATGTGCGGCCAAGTCCAGGGTCATTGCAAAATTATTCGTAATCCTATACGATGTAGAATCTGAAGAAGTTAAGATTTGGGATAGAGGAAAAACATTCTTTAGTAAACTATCCAGTCTTTGTGCAAGATATAGCCCTTTAGTATCCACCCCATTTGAAATTGAAAGAAATGGTAAAAAAGGAGATACTAAAACTACTTATGAAACATATGCATTGGATACAGATGATGTAACCTTAGAAGACCTACCAGAAGTACCAGAATTATTAGGAACACTTATTCTTGATAAATCCTATGAAGAATTGGAGTTTTTCTTAGATAATGGATATTTTGAGGAAGATGTGGAAGAGCAAGCTCCGCCAGAAAGAAATCCAAGAAATGATAGAAGAAATTCAACTTCAAAAAGAGAGCCCGCAAATGAAGCTCCTGCAAGTAGAAGAAGAATCCCAGCTACACGCAGAACAGCAGGAAATCAGGATAGGTTTTAATGAGCGGATTATTTAATCTCCCGCCGAGGGCAACCAGAGCGGGTGATTCTTTATTAGCAAAGAAAGCTTCAAAAGTAGCTCAAGCCAATGTGGGGATAACAATAAAAGGTGGTGGGGGCTTACTGGAAAGAATATCAACTATTAGTGCGGTAGTTAATAAAAACCTTGGCAAATATGCGGATAAGTATGAAGTAATTAGGGAAGAAGAAGCATTTGAGCAATATATAGATGCTTGCATAGAACAAGGCGTGGTTGCAATAGATACCGAAACCGATAGCCTTGACCCTATTACATGTTTACTTGCGGGGATATGTCTATATACACCAAACAATAAAGCGGTTTACATACCAATACATCATATTACTTATGTAACCGGTATTGAAATTGATAACCAAGTACCAGAAGAGTTTGCCAAAGAACAATTTAAAAGATTGGTAGATAATAATGTTAAGGTAATAATGTTCAACGCAAAGTTTGATGTCAGAGTAATCAAGAATCAACTAGGAGTAGAATTAGTTCCTCATTGGGATGGATATATAGCAGCAAGATTATTAAATGAGAATGAGCCTGAAAACAACTTAAAAGCCCTTCATAAGAAATATTGTTTAAAAGGTGAAGGAGATGCATTTACATTTGATTCATTATTTAAGGGAATCCCATTTACTCACATCCCAGTCAATACCGCATATTTATATGCAGCAAGGGATGCGAAAATAACTTACGAACTATATGAATTCCAAAAACCATTCCTAACAGAGAATGACCCAATTTGTATTGAAAGAGATTTAACTGGCCCTGCATTTGTATTTAATCATATAGAAATGCCTTTAATTAATATAGTAGCTCAAATGGAAGATACCGGCGTTGCATTTGATTTTGATTTTGCTGAAAAATTATCAAAAGAATACAATGAGAAATTAAAGTTAGTGGAAGAAAGATTCTATAAAATATGTGACAACTTTGGACAAGATTTAGATGATTATAGAGCCAGAAATGGAGCAGCTAATAAATTGGGATATCCTATAAATATATCTAGTCCAACTCAAATAGCAATATTATTATATGATGTATTAGGTATAGAACCGCCAGATAAATCAAAACCTAGGGGGACGGGAGAAGAAATATTACAAAAGATTGACCACCCAATAGCAGAGATTATTTTAGAATATAGAGGTGTTGCTAAATTACTTAGCACCTATATAGATAAGATGCCTGCAATTGTAAATCCTAAAACACGTAGAATTCATGCAAGTTTTAATCAAATGGGGGCAGATACGGGAAGATTTAGTAGTTCAGACCCTAATATGCAAAACATACCATCACATAATAACGAAATACGAAAGATGTTTAGAGCCAGTGAGGGATGCGTATTGTTATCAAGTGACTACTCAGCCCAAGAGCCCAGATTAACAGCTCATATGTCCCAAGATGAAAAGATGATAAAAGCATATAAAGATGGTAAAGACTTATATGTGGAGGTAGCTTCAATTGCATACGGATTACCTTATGATGAATGTAGAGAATTTAGGGAAGACGGAACTAGAAATGAAGAAGGAAAAGAAAGAAGAAATGCAGCAAAGGCAATTGTATTAGGGGTATGTTACGGAAAAGGGGTTCCAGCAATTGCAGATGACTTAGGAATAACTAGAAAAAAGGCTCAGGAAATTTATGATAAGATAATGGTTTCATTTCCAGGACTTAAACAGTTTATGGAAGATAGTGAAAATATGGCAAGAGAGCGAGGATTTGTAACAACCGTTTGGGGAAGAAAAAGAAGACTTCCAAATATGCAACTTCCTCCATACGAATTCACCTATATAGGAGGGGCACCAAAAGATTTTGACCCTCTATTTGGGGATGAAGATAATTTAGAAGACTTTTCAGAAGTGGATGAACTAACCAAACAAAGATATACCAACCTGTTAAACAGTACTTATAGCTGGAGAGAAAAAGAGGTAATAAAATCAAAGGCTAAAGATGAAGGAATAGAGATAAAAGACAACGGTGGATATATAGCAGAAGCTACCAGACAATGTGTAAACAGTAGAATTCAAGGCTCAGCAGCAGACCAAACAAAACTTGCTATGATATTAGTAGGGAATGACCAAAGATTAAAAGACCTTGGATTTAAATTATTATTAACTGTACATGATGAATTAATAGGAGAATGTCCAAAAGAGAATGCTAAAGAAGTAGCAGAAAGATTCTCCCAATTAATGATAGACGCAGCAAAGGACTTGGCTGTTCCAAGTAAATGCGATGTAGAGATTACCGAGAGATGGTACGGAGAGCCTTTAAGGTTTGATTAAAATTTCTATATAATATATGTATAGAAAAACTTAGGAGGTAATAACAGTGGTTAAGAAAATATTTATTACAGCACGGTTTGAAGGAATACACCAGTATACGGATGCACCTGAGGAAGTATCTTTTTTAAGATACCCCCACAGACATATTTTTCACGTAAGGATAACAATAGAAGTTTTTCATAATGAAAGGGATTTAGAATTTATTATGGTAAAACGAGAAGTAGGAAAATTCATAAACGGTAATTATAACATTAGTTCAGGTAAGTCATGTGAAACAATGGCAGAAGAATTGTACCATCATATAAGAAAACTTTACGGACAGAACAGACGAGTGTCAGTAGAAGTTAATGAGGATAATGAGAATGGTTCAATAGTCGGAGATGTAATATGAGAATATGGGTTGGTAAAGAAATGGAATGGCAAAACAAAGGATTGCTAACTATGTTTATTGAAGCAAGAAATTTAAGTGAAACTAATCTAAGAACTGCCTTTTCATTATTAACAGAGCGAGAAGGAGTACAAGCAGTATATTTCGGAGCCGGAAGAACTGACTTTAAATTATTCCATTACGAATCCTTTATTTATATTTTAGATTATTGCCTTAATAATAAACTAAAAATAACAATTGAAACATCTAGCTTGAAATATATTTTAAATAATCCGGTAATTACTGAATTAATAAGACTATACGAAATTCAAATATTAGTTAGGGAAGATTTAGAAACAGAAACAAAACAATTATTTGACATATTACCTCAAATAGTTTACAAGTTAGACAACGAAGAAGTAGCAGTATTTACACAAGCTAAAATACAAGACCTAACTGAAATAGGAACAGTAGTAGGCGGATTATATGAAAATGTTGATAAATTAATATATACAGAAAAAGAAGGAGAGCTAAAATGAAAAAACTTTATTACCTACCGTTAGAACCATATATTGAAAGATACACCTACCTAATGTCATGCGTTGACGGGTGGGCGGAAAGGCACTTTAAAAATGAAGGTGTAGATTTTGTAAGAATTGACGGCGAGAAATTAGGAGACGCAATTACAACAGGTAAAGTAGTTGACGCACATGGAAGAAGTTATTACGCAATGTCTCAAATAATGTCGTTGATAAAATTAATGACCCAAGGAGAAGTAGTTGACGGAGATGTTATATATGTTGAAGACTTCTGGCACCCGGGAATTGAAAGTTTATTTTATATTAGACATTTAACAGGGATAGACTTTAAAATTGGAACATTCCTACATGCGCAATCAGTTGACGACACAGATTTTGCGTATGATATGAGAGAGTGGATGCGTCCTATTGAAATAGGTTACGGTAAGGGAATTGACTATATATTTGTAACATCAGCAATATTAAAACAACTTTGCTTAGACGCAGGAATAGGAACTGAAAGCAAAGTTATAAATGTAGGTCTCCCATATAACTCAAAACGATTATTAGAGCAGGTTGATGCAATGGGAGTTGAATTAGGGAAAAAAGAAGATTATGTGATATTCAGTAGCAGATTTGACGATGAAAAAGACCCAATGTTCTTTTTAGATTTAGTTGAAAAATGCCCGGATATACAATTCGTATTAGTCAATCCGAGAAAAACAATTACATCTAACCAAGAAGTAGTTGCAAGATTAAATAATATTTTAGCAACAAAGGACAATTTAAAATTAGTGGATACAAGTAATAAAAAAGACTATTATCAAACCTTAGCTAATGCAAGGGTACAATTTAACTGCGCCCACCAAGACTGGGTTAGCTGGACATTACTTGAAGCAGTGACCTTCAAATGTAATCCGTTATATCCAATATGGAAAGACTTTCCTGTTGAGTTGAGAAATGATGAAAGATTTCTATATGAAAAACGTAACCTTGACGACGCAGAAAAGAAATTAAGACAATTGATGAAAACAAGCTTTGACGAAGGTTTAAATTATGTGGTTGAGAAGCATGATAATAGCTGGCCGGTTTACTTAAAAAATATGGGGTATGAAAGGAAGAATAATGTTTAACTTATATTTCGCAGGTTCACCACAAGGTAATGATGAACACATAATAAAAAGAAAAGCAAACAGATTGTACTCATACGCAAACGACCAAAAGCACATTGAAAAGTTTTGTGAAGAATCTGAGAGAGGACCACTACTGGTAGACAGCGGTGCCTTCTCGGTAGCACACGGTGGTATCACAGTTGACATTGATAAGTATATAGAATATATTAACAACAACAAACAGATTGAACACTTTATAGAACTAGACGTTATACCGTATCCTGTATTAAATAGAGATACAGCCAAAGCAACAGCAGAAAAAAGTTGGGAAAACTTCCTATACATGATTGAAAGACTCGATGATCCGTACAAGCTCTTACCGGTATTCCACTTTGGGGAAGACTTAAGATATTTAAAACAAATGTTGGAGTTCACATATAAAGGAAAGCACATTCCATTTATATGTATAGGGGGTAGACATGGGGTATCAACTAAAAAGCAAGAAAAATACTTTGAAACAGTATTCAGGGAAATTCATAATAGCTCAACCCCTGATATAAAAGTTCACGTCTTGGGAATGACCGTATTTGACTCCTTAGAAAAGTTTCCGTTTTATAGTGCAGACAGCACATCGCATTTACAATATGCAATCTATGGAATGATACAAACACCATTCGGAGGAGTAAACGTTAGCTCAGGAAACCATAAAAAAGGTAACTTTAAATATTTAACACAACTAGAGCAGGAAATAGTATTAAAAACGATTGCAGAGTTAGGGTACAATATAGAGGAGTTAGCAGACGAGTATTTAGCTAGAATATGTTACAATATAGATTACTGCCTAAACTGGGCTAGAAACTATGTATACAAAGGACCAAAAAGTTTTAAATCAGTTAATAAATTGTTTTAAGAAATGCAGTATTATTCTATATAATGTATGTAGGTATAAAAACTAAGGAGATGATGTAATGTACAAATTAAGTAAAAGAATGGAAGTTGCAGGGGCACATCAGTTAAAATTAGGATACAAAAGTGGTTGTACAAACATTCACGGACACAACTGGATAATCACAGTTTATTGTCAAGCAGAAGAATTAAACGAAGATGGAATGGTAGTGGATTTTAAACATATTAAAGACGCAGTTCATAAAAAGTTAGACCATCGATATATCAATGATATAGTTAATTTTAACCCAACAGCAGAAAACATAGCAAAATGGATATGCGAACAAGTGCCGCACTGTTACAAAGTAGAAGTTCAAGAAAGTGAAGGCAACATTGCCACATATGAGGTATAGTATGCTGACAGATAATGTATTAAGCTACTCCAAAAGAACGTTAAAAGTAAATGAAATATTTTCAAGTATTGAGGGAGAAGGAATAAGAACAGGTCAGTTAGTAACATTTATTAGACTATACGGTTGCAATCTTAATTGTAGTTACTGTGACACTAGATACAGTTGCGAGAATGGTGATTATAAAATAATGACAGTATTAGATATTTTAGCAGAAGTAGAAAGACTAAACATTAGTAGAGTAACCTTAACAGGAGGAGAACCACTAATCCACCCGTTCGTAGGAGAACTAATAAACGCACTAATAGATGAAGGGTATGAGGTTAATATAGAAACAAATGGTAGCATTGATATTTATCCTTATACTTTAAAAGAGGATATTATCATCACTATGGATTATAAGTCAATCAGTAGTGGTATGGCAGATAAGATGAATCATAAAAACTTGAAATATCTTAGAAACCAAGATGTGTTGAAATTTGTGGTTGAGGATAAAAAAGACTTGGATGATATGAAGAGAATAATTGAAACATGTAGTCCAAGCTGCAGTATATTCGTAAGTCCAGTATTTGGAAAGATTGAATTACCTGATATGGTAGATTATATCAAGGATAATGAATTAAATGAATGTAGAATACAGGTTCAGCTGCATAAGATTATATGGGAGCCAACTAAAAGAGGTGTGTAAATGAAAGAAATAGATAAAGACCTAATAAAAGAATCAATAAGAAATATTCTTATTGCACTTGGGGATGACCCAAACCGCGAAGGATTGAAGGAAACCCCAAAGCGAGTAGCTAAGATGTACGCCGAAGTATTTGAAGGAATGCAATATACTAATGAAGAGATTGCAGCAATGTTTAACAAATGCTTTGAAGATGTAAAAACCGGAGATTTGGTAGTAGTAGAACATATCCCTATATTTAGCCACTGTGAGCACCATTTAGCTTTGATGTACAATATGGATGTATCGGTGGGGTATATTCCCAAAGATAAGGTTATTGGACTATCTAAGATAGCAAGAATTGCGGATATGGTCGGAAAGAGATTACAACTTCAAGAAAGAATCGGAATGGATATAATGCATATTCTAAAAGATGTTCTTGAAACGGAAGATATAATTGTAGTAATCAGAGGCGAGCATGCTTGCATGACAACCCGAGGAGTTAAGAAACCGGGAACAGTTACAAAGACAAGTGCAATCAGCGGAGCCTTTGAAAGTAATTCAACATTAAGGCAAGAATTTTATAGCCTATTGTAAAGGAGCAGAGTGATGGAATTTAATATAGAAATCGTAGGATTGATAGCGACCTTATTCGTATTAGCATCATTCCTAATGTCGGGAGAAAAGAATATACGAATTATTAACATAGTAGCAGCTTTAATATTTGTAGTATATGGAATATTAATTGGAGCATTAAGTGTTTGGATATTAAATGGAGCATTATTCTTTATTCATATATATAAGCTATATAAATTAAACCAACAAAACAAGCATCTGAAAGAGATAAATAAATTAAGCACAATCTTTAATTTTAACAATAAACAAATACAAAAATAAGGAGGAACAAAAAGATGAAATTAAAACTCAAAACATTGAAGTTGCAAGAGATGGTTTCAAAGGCAATTAAGGGGGCATCTAATAATAAGATGATTCCAATCACTTCTTTAATGGCAATAGCCTTGAAAAATGGTGTCCTAACACTCACTACAACAGACGCTACAAACACCTTGAAGGTAATGGCAAAAGATATAGAGGGAGATGAATTCTATATAGTTGTACAAGCGGATATATTTAGTAAATTGGTGGCCAAGATTACTACAGAAACAATTACACTTACCTTAAAAGAAAATAGCTTAGAGGTTAAAGGAAATGGAACTTATAATATTGAACTTCCACTAGATGAAGAAGGGCAATTAATTAAATTCCCCGAATATAAATTCAATCATGAGGCAGAAAAGAAAATCATTAATCTATCTACCGTAAAAGTATTATTAAATGCTAATAAGGCAGCTCTTGCAGATACGATGGAGCTTCCATGCCTAACTGGATATTATTTTGATGATAAAGTTATAACAACAGATACATTCAAAGTATGTAGTAATGATATCAAAGTCTTTGATAGGAAAACATTGCTTCCATCAGAAATGATTGAACTATTAGCAATTATGGATGAAGAGAAAATCAATGTTCAAGTTTCTGGAAATAAAATCCTATTCACCACTAATAATGTAACAGTTTATGGAACTCAATTAGATGGTATTGAAGATTATCCATCAGAAGCAATTAATGCTTATCTTGAAACAGAGTTTAAAAGCGTTTGTAGACTGCCAAAGGGAGCGGTTCTAAATCTATTAGATAGACTTGCATTATTCGTAGCAACTTATGATAAGAATGGTGTATATCTAACATTCACAAAAGATGGAGTTATATTTAGTAGTAAGAGAAGTAATGGTACAGAGCTTATTAAATACCAAGGAAGCGAGAACTTCCAACCATTTACATGCTGTGCTGATATTGAATTATTGAGATCCCAAATCTCAGCTCAAACAGAAGAAGTTGTTGAATTATGGTACGGGCATGAAAAAGCAATTAAAATGACATCAGGAAAAATAACTCAAATAGTTGCCTTATTAGAGGATGATAGGGTTGATGTAGATGTCACGCCAGAGCCTTAAAAATATCCATAGGCTAATACAAGCAGCCACAAATGAAATGCCAATAGAGCAACAATTTGTGGCCGACCTCAAGGCATCTATTGAAAAGCAAGATTCACTTGAAGTACGTAAACCTTCTAAAAGCTATAAACCATCCTCAATGGCTTGCATTAGAAATATGTACTTTCAAGTGACTGGAGCAGAAGTAGATGATGAAAGAAGTAATGCTTGTTTGGTGGGTATTTGCGAGTCAGGAAGCGCTCGGCATGAACATATTCAAAGTGCCGTAACCAAGATGAAAGACTTCGGAATGGATTGCGAATATATAGATGTAGAACAATTTGTTAAAATGAGAAATCTTGATTACCTCAAGGTAGTTAGTAAGCAGGGATATGAAACGAAACTATATCATAAGGACTTAAATATAAGTTTCTTATGTGATGGTATTATCAAATACAAAGGACAATATTATATCCTCGAAATCAAGACAGAAACTATTTATAAATGGCAATCCCGAGAAGGGGTAGCGGAAGAGCATATACCTCAAGGAACAGCCTATGCAACCTGCTTTGGGATCAACCAAGTAATGTTTCTATATGAAAATAGGGATAATTGCGATAAGAAAGCGTTTGTCTTGGAAGTAACGGATGATATGAAATATGATTATATTATTTCAAAAATTGAGGAATGCGATAGGTACGTTAAGAGATTAATACCTCCGCCAAAGCCGGAAGATGTTTCAAAGAAGACTTGTCAATATTGTAATTATAAAACATCCTGCAGAAAGGTGGGAAAGTAATGGGAGTAAGCAGAGGTAAACAGTTTGAAGCGGCGATAAAAAAAGCATTCTTAAAACATCCTGATATCTCACTTGACCGCTTTCCCGACCCGATGGCGGGTTATGCTGGAATAAGAAATATATGTGACTTTGGAGTATATAGATTACCATATCAATATTATTTCGAGTGCAAAGCATTTTCCGGTAATACCCTCAATTTTGCCTCAGCAATTACAAAAGACCAGTGGGATGGATTGGTAGAAAAATCTAAAATACCAGGAGTAGTGGCAGGAATCATTGTTTGGTTTATAGAGCATGATATTACAGCATTTGTTCCAATCCAAGAACTAAAGAGAATTCGGGATGAAGGGGCCAAATCATTAAATGTAAAAGATATTAAGGAAGCAAAAGTAAAACATTTTGTAGTCCCCGGAAGAAAGAAAAGAATCTTCTATGACTATGACGCAGATACCTTTATTAGAAATGTTAAGAAATGGGCTGCAGAATATTGGAGGGAGGAGATGGCTAATGGCAAAGGGTAATGAAATAGCATTAAGTGGTGAAATAGAAGTTGGAAAAATAAGGCAATTACAAAAGAGAATTGATGCCAATAGTGATATAGTGGATTCCATTGTAAACCGTTTAGTTTCCAATTACTGTAAACCATTGGATGAATATATGGAATTTATTCGTAATATCCTAAATGATACAGCCAATCCTCCAACCGATAGAGAGTTAGATGATTTTGCTTTAAATATCCCAGTTTTATTATATTTTACAGGGGAGGCTCAAGAAGCCCTTGGCATAAAAGAAGATGTTGCAAAAGCGGTTAAGCAAGAGCTATATAATGAGATTTATGATAAGTCTACCGGAACAATAGCGGATAAAACAGCCGCTGCTGAGTTAGCTACCCAAAATGAATATATAGTCCATATAGCTTATCAAAGAGCTTATAAGAAAATTAAACTCCGAATGGAAGCAGCTAATGAAACACTACAAAGCGTTAAGAAGGTAATATCAAGACGTATTTCAGAATATGATATGTCAAGAGTTGACCCTTCTAGAATAGGAGGACAATAATGGGAAAATTAGATATACTCATTAAAGATTTCAATAAACAGTATAAAGAAGAAATTGCTGCAAGAGGAATCCCTAAAATTGAAACACAGAAGATTCCATTCAGCAGCCCAAGAGCAAACTATATGCTATATGGTGGAATACCAAGAGGTAGAATCGTTGAATTTGCTGGAGAAGAAAATGGTGGTAAGACAACAACAGCTCTTGATATAGTGGCAAATGCTCAAAAGTTATTTCAAGAAGAGTGGGAAAATGAAATAACAGAACTTGAGGCTATTGATAAGAAAAAGAAGGAACAGCAATCAAGGCTGGACTATATAAAGGCAAGAGGCCCAAAACAAATCGTATATGCAGATTGCGAAAATACCCTTGATGAGGAATGGGCCCGGAAGCTTGGGGTTGACACTAATAAGATGATACTATTAAAACCTCAAAGTCAAACGGCAGAACAGATATTTGAAATGCTTTTACAAATGATAGATACAGATGAGGTAGGATTAGTAGTTATAGATAGTTTAGGAGTAATGCTATCCGCTCAAGCTTATGAAAAGAGTATGGAAGAAAAGACCTACGGAGGTATTGCAGCAGCTTTAACATTATTCTCTAAGAAAGCAGAATTATTATGTACTAAATATAATTGTACCTTAATTGGAATAAATCAGATGCGTGAGGATATAAACAGTCCTTATGGCGGAACGATTACAACTGGAGGTAAAGGCTGGAAGCATAATTGCAGTGTAAGGTTAATGTTTCAAAAGGGAGCATATATAGATGAAAGAGGAAATGAGTTAAGAAGAAGTGCTGAATCACCTGCAGGTAACTTGGTAATGATAAATATAGCAAAGACAAAGGTCTGTAAACCAGATAGACGGGTTGGATTCTATACATTAAGGTATGATAACGGAATTGATATTATAGCTGATACAGTAGAGGTAGCATTGAAATATGGCATTATCCAGCAAGCAGGAAGTTGGTTTAATTTTGTAGATATTGATACCGGGGAAATAATATCAGATGATGAAGGAGAGGTTATTAAACTCCAAGGGAAACCAAATGTCATTGAATATTTAGAAGATAATCAATATCTATTAGAGGAAATAACAAGTAAGATAAGTAGTAAAATAAATTGAAGGGCAAAAAAGCCCTTCTTTTTTTTACTTTTTTACTAAAAAGACTTGACTTTTCTAAGAATATGTTATATAATATTATTAAGGAAAGAAGTTAAAAACCTATAAAACTATAAAAACTCAAGGAGGAAAAGAAGAATGAAAAAGTACGTAGTGATTTATAGAGGCGAAGAAGTAGATGAGATAATGGCAGAAAATTATTGGGACGCCGTGGTCGAAGCTGATAAAAGAGGATACTCAATCACAAGGGTAGATATCGTGGAGGCGGGATAAATGCTAAATCTATTAGAAGGATATAAAGGTTCATTAGAGGTTAATGGTATAGTATACAGCAGTATAAAAGCTGCTGTACAAGCTTTAAAAGGATATGAAGGAGAGTTAACCATAGTACTTAATAAAGGCGTTAAAATCGCAGAACAAAGGCCTACTATTTCAAGCGAAAATGCAGTACAAGAGATTCAGGGCTCACCTATATATAAAATCAAGGTTCGTCAGTATATGACAAAGCCTGCAAGTCCTGAATTCGACTTCCATGATAAGTGGAATAATGGAGTACCAATGCCAATGAGAATTATGGTAGGTAGAAAACTTAAAGAAACTCGAGGAATGGTTCAGATGGAATTATGGGGAGAGATTACAGGGGAGATTACTCATAGCTGTATGAAATGTGGAAAACGCCTTACTAATAATGTAAGTAAGTTCTTTGGGATTGGCCCGGAATGCGGTGGGCATAATTACACTAATCCATTTGAAACCGATGATGAGTTAAGGGAAGCTGTTAAGGATATGCAGGAACAGCTCAAAGAAATAAAGTGGACAGGCTGGATTATCAAAAGTGCTTTGGAGAAATTTGAATTAATAAGGCAGGAAAGTATTGATTAACCAACCCGACTATTATATAATAAAAGAAAAGGAGGTAATTATATAATGGTCGGTATTTATCATATTACAAACTTAAAATCGGGAAAAGTATATATCGGTCAATCTATTGATATTTATAAAAGATTTAGGGACCATAAAGCAGCCTTAAATGGAGGATATCACCAAAACCGATATTTACAAAACGCTTGGAATAAAGATGGAGAGACTAATTTCATATTTGGTATTCTTGAAGAATGCGCAGAAGATGATTTAGTAAAAAAAGAGCAGTTCTGGATTGATTTTTATGGAGGTATTAATGATTCTGCAAATTAAAGTAGGTGATTAGATGTCATTATTTCAAGTAAAGAAGAAAGATAATGGTAATCCATTCATTCAAGTAGGGCAATTTACTGATGAGGAGTTGCCCTACGCCTCCCTTATTCAGCAGCGAAGGTGCCAGATGTTAATACATAGCCGGATATATTATGTATTAGATGAGAACTTGATAACAGATGCCCAGTTTGATGAATGGGGCAGGGAATTAGTTCAATTACAAAAAGATTATCCTGATATAGCTTCAAAGGTATGTTTTGCAAAAGCCTTTGAAGATTGGGATGCAAGCACCGGAGCCTTCTTGCCTCTTCAAGATGAATGGGTAATAAGGAAAGCTCAACAACTTCTAAACATTAATAGAAACATGAAAGGGGAAAACTATAAAGATGAACACAAGAAAATACAGCAAGAACCAAGAATCAAGAGTAGCGAAAAACCTAAAAGGAAGAAGGACAGCAAACAGCGGGGCAACAGCCTTTTCTAAAGGCGATGTAAGAACTGAACACTTTTGCATAGAATGTAAAACCGCCATGACGGAAAAGAAATCAATGAGTATTAAACGGGATTGGATAGATACGATTAAGGAAGAAGCTTTTGGCATGGGTAAACCACATTGGGCAATAGCTTTTAACTTTGGCGGTTTAGATAACCCGGAAAATTTCTATATAATAGATGAGCAACTTTTTAAGGTTTTGCAAGAGCATTTAGAGGATGGTTAATATGGATGAAAATTGTTACAATTGTAAGTATTATGAAAATGAAGATACTTACCCCGGTACGGGTTGGTGTGGTTTGGTTGGCGATTACACTAAAGATAACGATGATTGCGAAGACTATGAAGCCGAGTAGGCAACTAATAAAACTAAAAGGAGGAAATCAAATGGCAGTAAAACAAGAAATGAATTTTGAGTTGCAACCCATGAATGGGACGGTAACAATTGAGGTAGATGATTATAATACCTTGCTTGAAGAAAGAAACCAGTTAATTGCCCAAGTTAAGGAAATGGAATTAAAAAGGGTTGAAGAACTAAAAGCAATATTTCAATTAGTACCCAGTTATGATTCAGTTGAACTTTGTATACATGCGGGCGGGGTTGTTGACGAGCTTTATGGTGAAAGAGTAGTATTTGGGGAAACCACATATGCAAAAGACCCGGATAAGAAATTAGTTACTGGTATATACCAAACATACAAAGAAGTTAAAAATGAGGGGGAAGAATAATGAAAAATCCAACAACTAAAGTATCTTTTGAACTGGACAAAAGGGGCAAGACAGAAGTTAATATTATTGGAGAAGGGGTACAACGGTAAAAGCTGGACTAATGACAATTATTGAAAAATTGGCTGAAATCGAAGAAGCAAAACCAACCGAACTTATTGAAGAAATGCTGCACATTGCCTATATGAAAGAAGAATACCCTCTCGAGGGGTTATTGGGCGGGTTATTTGAGGCAATGTTTGGGGATAGCGATGATGACGAAGAATGCAATGGCGATTGTGAAAATTGCCAAGAAATGCCCCAAGAGTTAAAAAATCTATTTGATAAAATATTTGGAGGGAGTAAATAATGAAAGCAACTAAAGCATTAGCCATTAAATACAGACCAAAAACTTTTGATGATGTGGTTGAACAAGGCTCAGTTAAGCTAATATTGGAAGAGCAGTTAAGGACAAAGACGCACCAAAATTGTTATTTATTTACGGGCGGGGCGGGTACGGGTAAAACAACATGTGCTCGTATCTTTGCCAATGAGGTTAATGAGGGCAAAGGCAATCCAATTGAAATTGACGCAGCCTCCAATAATGGGGTTGATAATGTTAGGGAAATTATTGAAGATGCCAAGTTTAAAGCGTTGGATGCGGTTTATAAAGTTTATATTATAGATGAGTGCCATATGTTATCAACGGGAGCCTGGAACGCAATGCTGAAATTGATTGAAGAGCCTCCAGCACAAACAATATTTATCTTCTGTACAACTGACCCTCAAAAGATACCAGCAACCATCATTTCAAGAGTTCAAAGATATGACTTTCAAAGAATAACTCATGACTCCATTGTTAACAGGTTAAAACATATTCTTGATATGGAGAATGAAGAAATATTAAATGATGACGGCCCAGATGGAGTAATTACTTATGACATAGAAGCCCTTAGCTACATAGCTAAATTGGCAGATGGTGGAATGAGGGATGCGATAACTTTATTGGATAAATGTCTTAGCTTCAGTCTTGATATCATTGTACCACACGTTATAGAGGCTCTTGGAACTATTGATTATGATGTAATGTTTGATTTAACCGATGCTATCATAGATATGAGGGCAGGAGACGCTGTTACCATTATAGAAGAAGCTCATAGAAGCGGAATAGATTTAAAGCAATTCATTAAACAATACAGCTACTTTGTATTAGATGCTTATAAGTATTATTTACTTGAAGGATTTGAATATCTACAAATACCATCAACTTATGTGGATAGGTTAGATGCTTGGGATGATGAAACCTATGATTTCATTAAGGAATTATTAGCAGAAATCATTAAGTTAAATGCAGACATTAAATGGGAGCCAAGCCCTAAACCATTAATTGAAGCTACTATAATTTTATTATGTCAGGAGGAATAAAGATGATAGGTCAGGAAAGACTTCTAACAAGAATAGATAAAATGATTGAAGCTGGATTTCCTCGATTTACTATCATCTGTGGCAATAAACAAAGTGGGCGAAAAACAATAGCCCACCGTATTGCCAAAGCATTAGGTGCATATCTAATTAATAGTAGTATTAAGGTAGACGATGTAAGAGAAATCATCGACTTAGCTTATAAACAAACTGAGCCAATTGTTTATCTATTAGCTGATGTGGATAAGATGAGTCCAGCTGCAAAGAATGCATTACTAAAGATTACAGAAGAACCTCCACGTAAAGCCTATTTTATAATGACCATCACTGACATAAATAATACTCTTCAGACTTTGAGGAGTCGGGGTACAATCATCAATCTTGACCCATATACCCCAAGCGAATTATTGAGATATGCAGATGAAAAAGGATATGACCTCAATGAAGAAGAAGAGCATATCGTAACCAATATTTGTACAGTCCCTGGTGAGATAGATTTGATTGTACGATATAATATAATTGAATTTTATAACTTTATTAAAACGGTTGTTAATAATATAGGGGTGGTTAATGGGGCAAATGCTTTTAAAATAGGAACAAGGCTAAATTATAAAGATGATGACGGGGGATGGGACATTACCTTGTTTATGCGGGCAGTGATGTTTGTATATAGGCAGCTAATGATAGAAAAGCCATTACCCCAATATAGAAATAGCATTAGGGTTACAAGCAAATATCTATCACAGCTAAACATAACCGGCATAAATAAGCCCTCAACGATAGATATGTGGATACTTGAAATGAGAGCGGTTAATCAAGAAATTGAACAAGGGGCTTAAATATGATGGCATTTGCGTATGTTGTGGAGATTACGTTCCTGAAGGTAGGCAAGTGTGTTTAAACTGTGAGAAAGGAGATATCAGAGGATGCAATTACATGAGCTCAAAGAGCAATTGGTTAAGAAAACTCTACAACCTCTTTATATCTTTACTGGCGAAGAAATCGCTATAATGAATATTTATATTGATAAGATAGCAGAAATAATGAATGTGAAACCTAAAAGAGTTGATAGTATAGGTTCTATATTCGGAAAATTACAAAATCAATCGTTTATCAATAAGCCAAGCTGTTATATTATTCGGGATGATAAAGATTATTTAGCTCAAGAGAAGATATGGGACAGCCTAAATAATGGAGTTGTACAAGGCGATAACATAATCATATTAGTATATAGCAACTTAGATAAGAGGAGTAAATTCTATAAGCATCATGCAGATATGTTAACAGAATTTGAGAAACTGATTCCTGAAGTATTAGCTAAATATATCAAAAGAGAAATAGGATTGGATATTAATAAAGCGGCCAAGTTCGCAGAATTATGTGATTGTAATTACAGTAGAATCCTACTAGAATGTGACAAGATAAAACATTTAGCTCAAGCGAATAACATAAATATTGACCAAGCCTATGATACGGCAATAAGGGAAAATCTAATCTATACATCCCCTAGAGATGTAATATTTGAATTGGTGGATGCGGTATGTAAAAGACAAGCAATAAGAAGTTATGCATTATTGGAGGAATTAATGGCAGTTAATGAAAACCCTCTTGGGATTATCAGTTTATTGTATACAAATTTCAGGTCAATGTTATTAGTTCAATCTGCAGGAGCTGGAGCGGATATAACAAAGAGAACTGGGTTGACCCCTTGGCAAGTAAAGTTGGCAAAGGAAAAAGGGGTAAACTATAATATAGGGGAATTGGTAGCAGCGATTAGAACAATTAGGGAAACCGAGAAAGGAATTAAGACTGGGGCTATTGAACAACAAATGGCAATTGACTATATATTGACTTCAATCTTATAGGAGCTAACTATGGGAGGGCAATTTAAGAAATGTAATAAATGTGGCAAGAGGTTTATTCCAGCCCCTTGCCACATGTACCGGGCAAAAGGTAAATATCAATGCAGTTACACTTGTTATAGAAAGGAAGGTGGTGACGATGGCAAATACTCCGATTCAAAACTCCTCAACCCAAAGACGAAGTGATATTTGTAAAAGGTGCGGGCGTAAATTAAAAAACCCGGCATCAATAGCGGTTGGATTTGGGACGGTATGCTATAAGAAGTTTACGGCGGAGTCTTTATTAAAACCATTATTTAAAGCAAGTAGGAGTGAGGTGGAAGATGAGAATAATAGATAATTGGCAATACAGATATATAGAGAAATGCCTATACACTTACCCTGAAATAAAGGATAGTAAATTAGATACAGAAATGAGAATGATAAAAGCAATAGAGTCAGCATTGGAATTCTTCAAAGATACTCCTCATGTTCTCATGATGGAGAAATTTTACTTTGAAGCGGATGAACATAGAAAGAGATTAACAAATGCAGGACATTATAGATGGGTATGTAAAGAGATATTACATACAGAAGAATCTAACGGATATGTAATAAGAAGAGAGATAATATATAGGATTGCAATGCATTGTTACGCATTAGGATTGTTCCAGATAAAAAGAAAAAACACTTGATTATTTAACAAATATGTTATATAATAATATTGAGGGATAAGGATAAGCTTATCACCTTAGTGCTGATGAGGATAGGTGCAAATACTGCAATTCATCAACTGTAAGTGGTGGAGATATTTATTGTAGTGCAGGCTATTCGCACGACATGGATTGCGATGGAAAGGACTTTAAACTTGATTATAAGATTGAGGAAGCAATATCCGCACTAGAAAAGCAGATAATGCGAGATAAGGAGTTGATAAAAAGATGTTGGAATGGAGCGACCTACATGCAGTGATAAATGGTGACAGAAAATTAACACAAAAAGAAAGAGAAGAAATTATAGAACGCGCTGACTATGCGGGAGAAGGCAGTTATAACATAGACGAACTAAAAGAATACAGTGATATAGAATTAGCGAAAGCCTGTATAAGTGCTGAAAACGATTATGCTTTATCTCAAATATAGAAGTTTGCAATAACGCGAGAGGATGTAAACTAGAACATCAATGTGCGGTAGAATATGGAATAGATAGAATTGAATAAAGGGGATAACCCAATATGAAAAAACTAATTAAATATATAAACGAAACAATGTCAATAGTAAATAGATATCAAATAAAAGCAGCAGAGGAAACGGCGGAAAGTGTAAAAAATTGGAGGCGCGGGAAATGATAACAAAAGAACAAAAGGATTATATATTAGATTTAATATATGAAACATCAATAGATAGTTATTCAGAAGAAGATATAGATGAATTAACAAAACAAGAAGCATCTAACCTAATAAAAGAACTAATAGAAGTAAAAGATGAAATGAATTAATAGACAAGAAAGGAGGATAAGTATAATGCCTAATAGAGATATAACATTAACAGAGAAACAAGAAATATTTGTACAATCATTAGTAAAGGGATATAGCCAAAGACAATCATACCTAAAAGCTTATCCTCATAGAACAAAATGGAAGGAAAATTCACTAGATTCAGCTGCAAGCACTTTGTTGAAAAATGTTAAGGTACGTAAAAGGTATGATGATTTGTTACAACAAGTAAGAGAAGAAGAAACAAAGAAGACAATGTGGACAAGGGAGCAATCCATTGAAACATTACGTTATGTTATAGATGTAAACAAGAAGGATTTAGAACGAATAAACAAGGCTTTCGAGGAAGAGTTAGAAGCGTTACAAAAGCTTATGCAAGAAGACCCAGAGAAAGCCCCTCAGTATTTAAAAGAGATACTTAAACAAAGAAAGTTAAGAAGAGCATCTCAAGTAAACAATAAAGGTATTACCGATGCTGTAGCAGAACTCAATAAGATGCAAGGATTTAATGAAGAAACCATCAACCTGAACGGAACGGTAATATTTGAGGGAGAAGAGGAGCTTGAGGATTAAATAACTAAAAGGGTGGCGAATAAATGAGCAGAGTTGTAGGAGTGATTAATGAATATAAAATACTACAGAATGAGAGAGATTATATAGTAGTAAATACTAATGGAAAGTATGAAAATCATGGACTCTTTAAAAAGCTATCCACTTGTTATGTTATTATTAGACTATTGCAAAGAAAAACAATCCCAAACAAACCATTTATGATAGAAGCAGCAAAACGAATAACAACAGACTCCACATATAGAGAAGCCTTAACAATTAAACAAAAGAAAAATAAACAAAGGCAGAGATATTTCAATCCAAGTAAAGGAGTGAGGAGATGAGCAATGCCTGATTTAGTTACAAAAAAGAGTTTACCAAAGTTAATAGGTAAAGGATATAAGAAGTTTTGGAATTTCAAAGGGCGTTACAGAGTGCTTAAAGGAGGCAGAGGTAGTAAAAAGTCTACAACCGCCTCTTTCTGGTTTCCATATAATATGATGAAGTATTGGCATACTTATGGATTAAAACCTTGTACACTCGTAATTAGAAGGTACTTTAATACTCACAGAGATAGTACCTTTGCTCAGATAAGATGGGCTATAAATAGAATGGGAGTTTCCCATCTATGGAAAGCTACAAAATCACCTCTTGAACTTACCTACATACCTTCAGGACAAAAGATAATGTTCAGAGGATTGGATGACCCTCAGTCCATTACTTCTATCACAGTAGAAGACGGCTACTTATGTTGGGTATGGTGGGAGGAAGCCTTTCAAATAACGATAGAAGAGGATTTTAACAAAGTTGATATGTCTATTAGAGGGGAAATGCCTGAACCGCTATTTAAACAACATACTTTTACATTTAACCCTTGGAGTGAAAAGATATGGTTAAAAGCAAGATTCTTTGATAAAGTAGGAACAGATGGTTTGAGTAAAGATGGAGATATATTAGCCTTAACAAAGAACTATGATTGCAATGAATTCTTAGGGGCTGATGACCGCAGGATATTCGAAAAGATGAAAGAAGAAAATCCAAGACGTTATTCTATAGAGGGAGAAGGTAATTGGGGTATTGCAGAAGGATTGGTATTTGAAAATTGG